GATAATATGACTATATGGCAGAGGTTAACCCAAACCTTTGGACCTGATTCCCTTTTGGGTCAAGATGCCCCTGTCTACAAGTACGATAAAAAAGAATTACTTAGAACTACTGATAAAAGACAATACGAGTTAGAAAAACTCCAAGCACAACAAACCGCATTTCTTTCTAATCAGTGGGCAAAGATAGAAAATAATCTTTACCAACAAGCCGTTTATTACGAACCAACCAGACTATCAGCATTTTATGATTATGAGAGTATGGAGTATACTCCCGAAATCTCTGCGGCTTTGGATGCGTACGCTGAAGAGTCTACAACAGTAGATGAAAACGGATATTTGTTACAGATTTATTCTGAATCAAAAAGAATTAAATCTATTTTGACTGATTTATTTAACAATGTATTGGATGTTAACACTAACTTACAAATGTGGACAAGAAACGTATGTAAGTATGGTGACAATTTTGTGTTTTTGAAACTTGACCCTGAAAAAGGAGTTGTAGGTTCTTTCCAATTACCAAACATTGAAATGGAACGTATTGAAAGAGGTATGACACCAAATACGGTTGCCACGGGACAAAATGAACAAAAAGCCCTGAAATTTGCTTGGAAAAATAAACAAATGGAATACCAGTCGTGGGAAATTGCCCACTTCCGTTTGTTGGGTGATGATAGAAGATTACCATACGGAACTTCTATGTTAGAAAAGGCACGTAGAACTTGGAAACAATTAGTGTTAGCGGAAGATGCGATGTTAATTTATAGAACATCAAGAGCACCTGAAAGACGTGTATTCAAAGTTTACGTTGGTAACATGGATGATAAAGACGTTCAACCTTACGTTCAGAAATTTGCTAATAACTTTAAAAGAGACCAAGTTACGGATTCAAAAACAGGTAACGTGGATATGAGATACAACCAAATGGCGGTTGACCAAGATTTCTTTGTTCCTGTTCGTGACCCGTCAGCACCAAGTCCTATTGACACTTTACCGGGAGCTCAAAACTTATCGGAGATTGCGGATATTGAATATATTCAAAAGAAATTGTTAACCGCATTAAGAATTCCAAAAGCATTCTTAGGATTTGAGGAGACGGTAGGTGATGGTAAAAACTTGTCATTATTGGATATTCGTTTCGCAAGAACGATTAATAGAATTCAAAAATCAATGATTGCCGAATTAAACAAGGTGGCTATTGTTCACTTGTTTTTATTAGGTTTTGAAGATGAATTGGGTAACTTTACATTAGGGTTGACAAATCCATCAAAACAAGCCGAATTATTGGCAATTGATGTTTGGAAAGAAAAAATGTTATTGTATAAAGACGCAACTACCGCAATTGAAGGTATCGCACCAACATCTCAATCATGGGCTAAGAAACACATACTTGGATTCTCAGATGAAGAAATTAAGTTGGATTTACAACAACAAAGATTAGAAAGAGCGGTTTCCGCCGAATTACAAAACACTGCTGCGGTTATTAGTAAGACCGGATTATTTGATAATGTTGACAAACTTTATGGTCAACTTAGTGGTCAAACAGGTGGAGCGGTTCCAACACCAGGTGCAGAACTTGGTGGTGGAGGTGACTTTGGAGGTAGTGATTTTGGAACACCACCACCGCCACCTTTGGGAGGAGAACTTGGTGGACCACCTTCAGGTGAGGAATTAGGAGGACCCCCACCACCACCTCCGGGAGGAGAAACAGTTCCTGAAGGAAAGGGAAATAACTATAACATTCTATTAGAAGGTGATTTTTTAACCCCCAATGATTATTTGGACTTGGGTAAAGGGAGAAAATCTTTAGGTGATATGGATGGTGAATTGGATAGATTGTTAAACTCATAATATTTATTATCATGAACTTTGGAGAAAAATTTAGTAAAGTAGAATATTTGTTATCAGAATCTTACATTGATAAGACCCTTTCTGAGGATATAAAAAAATTCCAAAAATTAGTTTTGGAGAATAAAGATTTGTCAAAAATTTATTTTTTGTATTCTGAGTTATCAAAAGAACAAGGATTTGATAAATCGTTTGCCGAGGAATATGTGAATGAATCAGTTTCTCAAATTAAAGAATTATCAAAAGTTGTAAAAACCGCAAGTTTTGACAAATGGATATTATCAACAGTATGTGAAAACAAATACTCTAAAATTGATGATTTGGTTAATACTGACCCATTAAAATTAAAAGAGAAGATTTTGGCCAAGTCACAAATTGTTGAGTCTCTAATTAAAAAACCAATTCAAAAAGAAAGTTTAAATATTCCTTTGTCTTCAGTAGAAATAATTAGAAAGAATGTTGTTAAGAACTATATTGAATCTTTAGATGAATCAACCAAAAGTAATTTAAAAGACATTTTGGGAAAAGGTGATGAGGAATTGAATGGTTTGTTTGAAGGATACAAACAAAAGACTTTGGACAAGTTAGATGTCTTGTCTGAGGGTAATCACGATGATTTAATGAGACACAAGATTAACGAAACAATCTCGTTTGTAAAACAAGAAGAATACAACAAGTATAACTACGTTAAGTTGAAGAACTTATACGAGGGGTTATGATTGTGTTTTTAATTGTATGGATTGTTTAAATTTGGCCTTTTTCATTTTCTCTCTTTTTTGAGTAGTTTTCTTTACATACTCAGTACGTTTTCTTAATTCTTCATTTTGTTTGGTTTTAATAACCTTACCTTTGAGAATCTTTAAGGCCTTTTCTAATCCGATATTTTTGTTAATTTCAACTTTTAGCATATAAATTAAATACAACCATAATTTAAAAAAAGTTTGACTGAAATACATTCTGTTTGTATATTTTTAAAAATAAACATTTTATATGTACAAAATTAATGAAAAAAGGAAAAACCTCAAAGATAATAGGATTTGATTCTATTAAGGTGACGTATGGTACTGTGGACTCTAAAAATTTGAAATCGGTTTATCTAAATATTCAAACATGGGCAACCCCCGTAATCTCAAGTGATAATTGGAATCGTGTGGTTGCAAACTTAAGTAGAAACATAAAACACAACATATTAGACATTGTTGATTTAGAAACATTCCAACCAAATTATATTGTTGATTTGGATTTACGAACAAGTGGAATTCAATTAGACAAAAAAAGTTTTATGAATTTGGAAATGACTTTTTTTATGAAAAAAGAAATGGATTTTAAATCAAACGAACTAAAAGACAAATTAAAAATGATTGCAAAATTTGTATATCAAGAAAATATGAAGAAAAACCCCAATTTTGATTTTACCGTTTCTAAAACTGAAAAAGCATTTATTTAGTGTTCCAATATATTTATAAGTAAAAGTTATGAAGATATTAGGACCTAACGACACAGGGCGTGGTATATTAATTGAATACGATGCGGGATACCTATCCCCAAACGAAAATAACAATATCCATTTGATGGAACAAATGAAGAAAGATATGTTAGACCATTCAAAGCCGTTTGAGTTTTATGCCGTATTACAAAAATACAACACACCAAATAGAAACGGAAGAATTTACCCCGAAAGAATTTTAAAAAGAGAATCAGACAACTATAAAAAGATGATTCAAAAAGGAACATCTCTTTCTGAATTAAATCACCCTGAGTCATCATTGATTGACTTAGACCGTGTATCTCACATAATTACGGATGTTTGGTGGGACGGTATTATTTTAATGGGTAAATTAAAGTTATTAACCTCACCAGGTTTTCATGAAAGAGGGATTGTCTCTACAAAGGGTGACCAAGCGGCTAACTTATTAAGACAAGGGGTTACTTTAGGTATATCTTCTCGTGGAGTTGGTTCTTTAAAAAAGGTTGGAGACAGAAATGAAGTACAAGACGATTTTGAATTAATCTGTTTTGACTTGGTATCTTCACCATCCACACCAGGTGCTTATTTATTTACCGACCCTGAAGAAAGAAAGAATTTTGAAGAAAATTTGGACGAAGAGACACAAAGAAAATCTCAAGGGTCAATAGACAAATCGGTTGACTTAATGAAGAAATTGTCCGATTATTTAACCAAATAAATTACATATCATGGACGAAAAATATTTTGTAGCAAAAATCACTTACGATTTACCCGATGAAGAGTCAGGTAAAATTAAAAAAATTAGAGAAGAAAAACTCGTAAAAGCCTTCTCAGTTACCGATGTAGAAGCGAAGGTAACTTCAAGATATCAAGGGTTTCAACATGATTGGCGAATCACCTCGGTATCCGAAAGTAAGATTGACGAAGTTATTGAAGAGTAACACTAACCCCTCCTAACCGAGGGGTTTTTTATTTTTATTGGGTTATTGTGCCCAAAAAAATAACTTTTTTCAAGTTGGGGCATATTTATTATGTATCAAATTACAAACTTGAAAATGACTGAAAAAGATTTAGTCCAAGAAGCATTACAACAAATGAAAAATTTGGAAGATGTAGTGCAGGAAAACGCAAAAGGAATACTTGGGGCAACTATGGCTCAAGAAATCTCAGAATTGGTAAAAGAGTCTTTAACTAAAGAGACTAAGAACAAACAATTAAACGAACAACCCGAAGTAGAAGACGACGATTCAGTGGAAACTGATATTGAAGTTGGTGATATCGCTCCTGATATGTCTGCAATGCCTGAGTTAGGTCTTGGTGACGAAGAGGACGATGATACCGAAGTAATGGGTGATTTGGATTTCACAGATGATGATGAAGACGTTGATGTCTATGACGCTAAAATGTTAGGTGGAGACGAGCTTTGGAGTTTATTCAAAAAAATGGACCCTAATAATGATTCGTTCATAATTGACAAAGATGGTGAAAACATTCACATCAAAGATGATGAAAATGATGTTGAATACATCCTAAAAATGAACGAAGAAATGGAAGACGATATGAACGAAGAAATGTACGAAGAAATGGACGAAGAAATGGATGAAGAAATGTACGAATCTATGGACGAAGAAATGGATGAAGAAATGGACGACTCAGATGAGGTAGTTTATGAAATCACAATGGACGAAGAAATGGATGAAGAAATGTATGAATCTATGGACGAAGAAATGGATGAATCTATGGACGAAGAAATCTACGAATCTGAAGACGACGAAGACGATGATGATGATGATGACGACGAAGACGACGACGATGACGACGATGACGATGAATCTGTGAATGAATCAAAAAAATACATGATTAAACCTGTAATGGGTAAAATGAAGAATAAGGGCGAAGCTAAAGAAAATAAAACGGCTAAATCAGCAACTAAAGGTTTGAAAAAAGTAGAATCAAAAGAAGGTAATTACATGTCAAAACCTGTAAAACCAACAAAACAAACTAAAGTTGATGGATTTAAAAAAGAAACATTGCCTGAAAAAGGAATCTCTAATGTTAAAAAATCTGAAACCAAAGAGGGCTCATTTAT